TATAAACTCGATGACCTCCAGTTCCGTTCTACCGAACTTGGCAGAACTAGCTGGAGTTGGAATGAAAGACTTCCAACTTCTTCGAAGAGCGCTGAGCTAATTTCGCGTAAATCGGTTTGGTCGTATGATAACGGCCTGTTTTACCGATACCTCGGTCCGAAAGGTAGAAAGGTTCTTAGAAATAAGAACGCGTCTGCTTTCGATCGATGGGCTGCGAATTATGCCAACAGCGTGGGAATAGGTGGTTCGTTCCTAGTAGTAAAGGATATCTGGCAAGTCATCCAATTCGCCGACATTACAAGCGCGCAGAGCGCGACCTTGTACGCAGGCAAGATGGCTATCACCGGATTGTCAAGCAGTTCACCGGTTAAACCTCCGGTGCTTGACACGAACAACACCCCGACCGAATATCTGGTCGGGTTGGGAGCTACCGCAATTTCACGGGTACTTCCCAACAACCCTAACTCGAACCTCGCAACCTTTCTGGGAGAGATGCGGGAGGGTTTACCCCATCCGTCATTACTCTCCATTTATAGGGACAGGACTCGTAATCTCGTGCAAAACACGGGAGGAGAGTACCTTAACTATCAGTTCGGTTGGAGGCCCTTGATCAAAGACATGCGAGGCTTTGCCAAGCAGGTCCGACGTTCCAAAGAAACGTTAGAACAGTTTCTGAAGGACGAAGGCAAGTTGATCAAGAGGAGTTACCAGTTCCCTGAGGAAAAGAGCTCTGTTACTTACTCCGGTTGCACACTCTCAAGTGGCAGCACGAAGTCAGGTGGCAGTTTTTCTGCTCTTATCCCTGGGGAAGTCCAAATTGACACGACCACTCAAAGGTGGTTCGAAGGCGCGTTCCGTTACCATGTGCCTGGGGGCAGAGATGCCCTTAGCAAGTGGGAGGAGTTCGCCAACCAAGCTGATGTTGTGCTTGGTGTCGATTTGACGCCTGAGGTTCTTTGGAACCTCACGCCCTGGACTTGGATGCTTGATTGGTTCGGCAATGTCGGAGATGTTATGACTAACATTTCCAACTTGGGCCATGATGGCATGGTGATGCAATACGGTTATCTGATGGAGCATAAAATTGTCCGTCAGACGTATACTGGCATGAATCAAGGCCAGAGGCTACAGACGGTAAGGACTTTCGAGTCCAAACGTCGACTGCCCGCATCTCCGTACGGTTTCGGCCTAGTTAGTGAGGATTTAACTCTCACCCAACAGGCCATCCTCGCAGCATTGGGTGCTTCACGCACCCCGGGGAAAATTCACTAGTATACCGGTCATATACCGGCAACTAGGACCCCGTTGCATCCAGCAACGGACACATCTCAACACTGTCTAGGATATCTCATGGCATTCGCCGATCCCCAGTCTATCACAGTCAACGCAGTCGCTCAGTCGATGCCTCGAGTCGAAACCGCTGGCAACCGATCCGTGTACTCAAAGGACGATTCGTCCTACAAGCTCACGGTCAGCCACCAGCTCGGCAAGAGGAACCGGCGTCAGATTCGCGTTGACGCTCAGAAGATCACTGCTGATCCTCTCGTTGCAAGTACAAACGTGAAGACGAACATCGCCATGTATCTTGTGGTTGATGTTCCGCCCAACGGGACGTACACGAACGCAGAAGTGAAGCTGGTAGTGGATGGGTTTTTGGCCTATCTCACTGCCTCTTCTGGAGCAAAGATCACCCAGCTTCTGGGTGGGGAGAACTAACAAGTTCTTCCAGACTGCTCGGTTAGCCAGACAGGATTCCGTTACCTCCTAGGAGGAGCAGATGAAAAGCCTGACAAACCTATGGCAGATGGTCGCCCAAGATATGGACGACTTGTGTGGCACATGCGCTACGCTCGACTATGAACTAGTCTTGCGTCGTGTTGAAGATGAAGGTGACAGTTTTCTAACTATCACCCTGCCAACTTTCGCTTCAGACCTCCAAAAGGCCCTGGACGATGGTTGTGTAAGTCCCGCTCTCTTTTCGTCTTTCAAGAAAAGAGGAAGTCTCCCCCTGTTTCTAGGAGGTTTCTTGGACCGCATCTTCGACCGTGCGAGCGGGCAGCTGTTGGCTCAACCGTCCACGGCTCATATCTTTGCTGTCAGGCAGCTAACGCTGCTTTTCAGTAAGATACTGCGTCCTTGCAGTGATGTAAGGAACAGGCGAGCAATGGAAGGATACCTCAGCTGTGAGCAAGAGATCAGGCAATGGGACCAGCGCTACGCGGAAGAACCGGAGAAATTCGGCTCGACAGCATTTCAGCGCATGGGCTGTCTGCTTTTTGGTGATGTCCTCACCACTCTGGATATTTCTATCAGAGATGGCGGGATCATGCCAAAACACGGACCAGGTGCAACTGCTGACAAACTCCGAGGAAACTTGAAGTATGTTCAGACAGAATGGCCTGATAGATTGGAAGAGCAGTTTCCTTACTTGGAATACTGTCTCCCCAACTACCGTCACTTTGAAGTGATGGACCGTGTGACCTTCTTGACCCCCGGCCAGGAGCGACCTGTTAAGGTCATTCT